ATCGGAAGGCATATCGAGCCCGGACTCGATACGCTCCCTAAATAGGGCAGTCAATGTCATCCAAGCCACATCAGATTTTTGTTGTGGTTCAAAGCCATTTTCTGCCGCAAGGTTGAGCAATTGCTCCGCCTTGTCATCTTCTCCCTTCCCAAAAGTAACAAAGACATTGTTTTTAATAATATCCCCTAACCCCTGATCACGAAGCCATTTATAGCATTGCGTTCTCTTATCCTCATCTTTAGGAAGAGTGCATCTATATTCTTTTTTTACAGCAACTTTAGAACCATCGGCTAATTTTATTTCCGATAGTCCTTGTTCCTGTAATAATTCTGGAATTACACGAGAGCTAATATCATCAGCTTCTGCTTTTTTATTTTTGAGTTGCTCTTCTAATGCGGCAATCTCATCTTCTTTTTGTTTTAACTTTACACATTCTTGTGCAACAGTTGACACATCTACATCATCTAAAAGATCTTTTGAATCTTCTAGCATCATATTTCTTACTTCACTCATATTATCCTTTCTGATATCCATCCACTTCTAATGGATAGTATCTATATTCACGTTTATCCCACTTCAACATATTAAACTGTCCGTTTGTAGTCTCACCTACCAACCAAGTTGAGATACCTATTATTACAGGATCTCCCACAGCAAGTAAATAATCTTCTTTACGAAAGTCTTGTAAATTTTTTCTCATCTTTTGCACATAAGGTGCAGTAGAAAATATTGCTTGGTCCCTATTAGGTAAGCATATTACAAGGTATCCATAATCAGATGCACTTAATATATTTATATTAGGTGGTGGTTGTTGAATTACATAAACAAATTTTTCTTTTGGAAAAGCTTTATTAAACTGTAAAAAACTTTGCAAAGAATCTGGTTTATACAACTCAAATATTTTATTTTTCATTTCTTATTTCTTGACATCGTTTAACATAGGTTATATATACTTGTCAACTAGAAAGAAGAAAAAAATTATGAAATATAAATTTAAAACAAAACCATATGCACATCAATTAAGTGCATTGGAAAAATCGTGGAATAAAAAAGAGTACGCATATTTTATGGAAATGGGTACAGGTAAATCAAAAGTATTAGTCGACAATATGGCTATGCTATATGATAAAGGTAAAATAAATGGGGCGTTAATTATAGCACCAAAGGGTGTATACAGAAACTGGTATTCTCAAGAAATACCTAATCATTTAGCTAGCCATATAGATCATAAAACAGTATTATGGACTGCGACTACATCCAAAGCAAAGGATAAAGAGTATCAACAATTGTTTAAAGTAGATTATGACCTTCACATCCTTATAATGAATGTAGAAGCATTTTCGACAAAGAAAGGCCTTGAGTTTGCCGCAAAGTTT